GACTTGTGAACCGTCATGCCGGCCATATCATGGACGCACCGGCCCCACCACCAATGATAGAGCGGCTGGCCGGTCCGCGCGAGAATCTTAATCGGCGCGGTCTTGGCGCCTTCGCCGTTCGTTCCGAGAACGAACTCCCCCGCGCCGAACCGCATGGCGGCCGCCGGAGCGATCCCCAGGCGCCGAGCCTCCGCCCGCGTCAGCATTTCCGGATCGTTCTTCAATTCACTGGCCTTCATTTCCGATCTCCACGATCTGGACGTTGGCCGGCTCGACGTTCACCGGCAGACCCTTCTCTTTCAGATAAGCGTTCTCGTCGGCGATCTCGTCGATGATCTCATACACATCTGCTCCGCGTTCCCGGCATACCCGCGTCCTGGAATTCAGGCCGGCCGCGATTGCCTGGACGTCGGCGTTGATCTCCTGGACCGGGTTCCACCAGGGCAATCCGCGCGGAATCCAATCCCATTCCAGGCGGGCTTTCGCGGGCACTTTCAACACGCCGTCGTCGATCCACATCCGCACCCGCCACAGCGTCAGGTGGTCGAGCACGTCCTGGTTGTCGGCCCGTTTGGAAGAGGCTGACTGCAAATAGTGATTCAAGGCCGCCCGGGACCCGAAGAAGTTCGTGAAGGATTCGTCGTGGAACGAGTACGGCAGATCGAGCGCCTTGAGGGCCAGGCCGACGATCTTATCCAGAAACACGACCGTCTCGCCGGCCGGCGTCTTCGATTCGAGCCACTCGGCCCGGTCGCCGGGTTCCAGTTCGAGTTTGACCGGCCCCTTGCCGATATCCACGTCATACTTCGGCGCTTCGTCGGTCGATTCCTCGGCCTCCATCGTGATTCCGACCGACTCCGCGCTTTCGCGGTAGAACACCAACCCGAACAACTGCGCGACCTTGATTTTCGCCAGGGCGTAGTCCATGCCCTCGTACAGGTCGCGGAAGGCGTTGATCGCCGGCGCCAGGGGAGAGATCCCGCGGACCTGGTCGAACCGGCCCCAATAGGCGTGGTGAATCATGTTCTCGGCCGCTACGAAACGCTCGAATCCCATCATGCCTATCGACCCGCGCCGGTTGACGGCGTAGGCGACCGCCGCGCCCGCCTCATCCATGAGGACCCCCTGGACGAGGCGCTTCAGGTCGATCTCGATCGGCAACGCCACGAGCGGATTCCTGACGCGGTCGCCCTCGACGGCCTGGATCCGGCCGTCCGCCAGTTTCATCAGGAAGACGTCCCCGTCCACGGTCCGCCGCTCCTCGGCCATCCGAATCATGCGCCGAAGAGGATGACGGGCGGCCACGTCGATGTTCTTCGCCCGCGACCACCACCGGACGAGCGCTTCAAGGGAATCGTCGAATTCCGGGACGCCGGTCTTGGCCTGGAAGGAAAAACTGGATACGTAGTCGAGATGCTTGCGGATCGCCCAGGCGGCGAGGGCGAAGTTTCGCTGGAGGTCCCGGGTCGTCGAGACAAGCGCCTTCCGCTTCTCCGGCGGAAGGTGTTCGTCTTCGCTCTTGAGACTCGTCACCGCAGCCGACCGGCGCTTGCCTGATTCGACGGCGTCGTAATCGAGGCGAGTCGCGGGCTTCCCGTCGGCCCCGAGCACCACGCGGCGATTGTCGGTTGCGACCGTCATCAAAACGTCCTCGACAGGTCGATGGTCGAAGCAGCCGGTTTCGCGCCGGATTCCTTCGCCACCTCGCGCTGCCAGTATTTTCGCTTCACTTCCAGATCGGCGAACGAGACGCTCTGCCCGTCGATGGTCACCACGTTCAGCCCCGCCGACGATTCCAGCAGCGTCTCGTATTTGTGCAACATGGTTTCGGAATATGTCGCCATGCGTCGCCTCCAGCCAAAGAGAAAGGCCGCCGGGCTGGTGATCACAGTCCAGCGGCCTTGCTCGCCACGAAGCAACCCCGGCCAGGGCCTCTCCTTGGCAGTATTCAGATGTCACTCAGACTTACACTCTTACATTCTGGCGCGCAAACGAAAACCCGTCAAGATGAACTTTCAGAATAGACTAAGAATCTTAGACTTTTTTTCGGGTCCCGCGAGGAGTGGCGACGCGGTTTTCGTAGGTCTTTTCCACGAACCTTTGCCCGCAGGCCACGCACACGCAATGCCGCCAGACGACGTGCGTAAAGGGTTTGCCGCCGGGGTCCACGCCGTTGTAGGCCCACTCACGCGGCGGACGGCCAAGGACGCGCGTCCTTTCGGTGCTCTCACATTTCGGGCACCGGCTACGGCTCACCTCGACCACGGGCAAAATCTTCGTCTTCGCGCCTCTCGGTCGTTTCACCTTGGACTTTGCTGACATGACATCCTCCTTTGCCGGCACACGCCGGTGCGTTCATAGATACGTCACCCTGGACTTTCGACGCTGTTTCTTCCCCGCCGGCCTGGCGCCCGCGTCGGCCGATGTGATGCCGCACGTCGAGGCCGCAACGGCGCAGCCCACGAGACAATCGAGCCAGTGGTTGTCCGGCTTCGACGGGCGCAGCCGCCACTCCTGAACCTCCCGGCCGTGGCCGGTCGTCTTGTTCCAGGTTTCGCTTCCCGCGATATGCTCGGCAAAAAGGGAATGCTCCTCGGCGCTCTTGCCGAAAAGCATGAGCGAATCCGGGTCGCCCGGCGCCACGCTCAACCTCTTGTGGACGAACGTCTTCCACCAGTTCGCATCGAACGCCACGTAGGGAAACTCCTTCGATCCCGCGACGTTCGGCATATACCAGTTGTAGCCGTGAACCTCGCCGGCCTTGCGCCGGTAACTCGTCATCGGCCGCGAACCGGCCCGGATCCCGACGCCCCTCGACAGGACCATCGTCGCGCCGCCGACCTTGTGCTTGACGGCCGCCACGATCCCCGCCTTGTAGCCCGAGTCCACCAGGCACCTTTCGATCCGAAGGACGCCCCCGTTTCCGGCCCTTCTCCATTCCCTTGCCAGCATCGTCCCGACGAGAGACTCAAGGCCCGCCTGGATCGCTCCGTCCGTCCCGATTTTGGGAAAGGACCGGCCCAGGGTCCTCGGCGCCGTCTCCAGCGTGAACCAACTCCTCTTCTGCGGCGGCCAGGTCCCGTAATCGACGATGTAGCCTTTGAACCCTTCGGCCCAGGCACAGGCGATCCAGTAGAGGACGCGATCGTGAACGTCGATGAACGCCGTCACGATACGGCACTCCAGGGGCACCTCCCCCCGCGGCCGGCCCGAGAACCTTGCCGCCACATCGCTCGGGGCGAGGACGTCCATCTCCCCGTGCTCCTCGATCGGCTCGTTTTGGTATTCGCTCATAAAGGCCGCCTCGTCCTGGATCTTCAGGTTCATGGCACACTGGATCCCCGACACCTCGCCGGGCCCGAACCGTTCGGGCCACGCCACGATGGCTTCCCTGTCCATCGCCTTCCGATGTTTTTTGTAGAACTCCGTCGCCTCGCTGATGTCTTCCTTCGCGCGAAGCGACTCCCCCCGGCGCCGGGCGTACTCGGTCCAGAGTTTCTTGTTCTTCGGAAACGCATACATCATCTTCGTTCGCTCGCCGCGCCATTCCGGGTGTTTTTCGCGGTCGAGAAGCGATTCGGCCAGGTCCCCCGGGCAGATCACGGTACAGGGGACGATGACACCGATCCCGCTGGTAGGACCCGCCAGGCCGAGAATCGTCCGCTGGATGATCGCCAGGCGCTGCGCCGTCTGAACCGGGCTTCGGGCCGATTCGTCCGTTTGGGGATCGTCGCAAATGACCAGAGTCGGCCGGATCTGCGTCCCGTCGGAGCGCGTGTGAAGGGCGCCGCGAATGTGCCCCGTCAACCCCGCTACGCGGATCACCGTCTCCGCCGACCGGCTTCCGGGGATCGTCGGAAGGACGAGCAAATCGTTCAGCCATTCGATCCTCGTCGGGACGCCGTAGTACCTTTGACCCGCGCACCGCCTCGACTCGCCTTCCAGCATTCGGATCGGATAAGCAGCCTCAGGAAAATCCTCCAACAGTCCATCGTTCCCCGCCAGGTGGCTTTTCAGGCTTTCGAGCAGTTCCTGCCCCCGCTTGTCCGTAGCGCCAATTAGTTCGACGTAAAGATGCCATGCCGGAAGGATCGCCCACAGCACGGCCGCCAAACATAAAGAAGTTTTCCCGGACCCGCGCGGCATGGCGACGGCCAGCGTCTCGCGGTGACGGACGACCCGTTCTATTTTCTTGATGACCCGCAAGTGATCCTGACACCACGGCAGGCTGAAGACCTGGGGAAAATAAGTCTCGCAAAAGAACCGGAACTCCCGCTCCGCCCGCGCCCGCCTTTTCCGATTCCGGATCGGCGGCAGCGGGGCGATGTCCTGGCCGGCCAGGGTGATCGCCGCGCTCCTGGCCTTCGCCCGGGCACGATGTCGATCATACGCGGTTTGCGCGATCACGGAGGATTTCACTGGCAACTCTCGCGTGCTCCTCTACCGGATACTTTCCGCCCGCCAACTTCAGGGGCAAAAGATAAGAGGCGATCACTTCCAGCCGCCGGCGGGCGTCGTCCTCGTCCTCGGGCAACCCCCCTTCGCCCGATTCGTCGGCGGGGTAAAGACCCATGAGGTGATTCAACTCCTTCTGCGCCTGAAGCGCCGTCCGGGGATCTGCACCGGCCGTCGTCATACTTTTCGCATAGATATCTTCAAGCCGCAGAACCGCCTTCCCGATCTGCTCGTCCCGGGCGAAGTCGGCCGCAATCGTAATCCTTTTCCGCGCTTCGGCAATTATATCCTTCACGCCGGCCGGACCAATGCCGAGTTTGGAGACGCACGCCCCTTCCAGATCGGCGCCGAAGAGACCGCTCACTATCCAGAGTACCACCCGCTCCACGCCCGATTCCGTCGCTGCCGCACCCGTCCCGCGAATGCCGACATATCCGGCCTTGCGGATGGCGGCATCGAGCCAGACCAGGTCCTTCCGCCCGCCGGCGGCGGCGACGATGAGGGCTATGATCTGTTTGCGGGCCTCGGCCGTCCGGCCCGGTTGCCGTTTCGCCACTATCGGCCGCCTTTCTTCCGGCCCGGTCGGCGCCGGGGTTTCGCGTCGCCTTCCTTGGGCGTCAACGCTTGCCAGGCGCATCCTTCGCCGTGGACGAACTCGGCCCACCGCCGTCGCGCCACGTCCACGTACCGCGGCTCAATTTCCATACCGAAACACCGCCGTCCCAACTGCTCGGCGGCGATGATGGTCGTGCCGGAACCGGAAAAAGGCTCTGCGATGATGGCTCCGGGCCGCGAATAAAGTCGAATCATGCGACTCGGAATCTCCACGGGAAACACGGCCGGATGTTCTTGATCGTGCCTGCCGGGCACATCGTCCCAATATCCGCGACAAACCCATTCTTCTCCAACGCGCTCCATCCCGCCCTCGTTGTGGCCTGGGCGATAAAAGACGAAAAGGCCTTCGCAGGACTCGTCCACCATATCGCTTACGGGTGTCGTATGTGGCAAGGTTCCCTGCTTCAACCACCAGCGCAGGTGACGTAACAGCCAACCGTGATCTTCCATTGCTTTCTGCCACATGGCACAAAGCAAAACCTTACGCATCGGTCCCCCATCACCGATTGTTTTTTGATTTGTGGTGAAGAAACTTTCTATTATAATGCGTCTATTTATCACGTTGGTCCACGTGTTAGCGAACCGATCCATAAAACGGACAACCCCCTGCGAACCACACGCTTTGTCATAGTCCTTACCTGTCCAATACGGGGGAGATGTAAAAAGCGTTTCTGCTGTTTCCGCCCCCATCAGCCGCCCCACATCCTCCGTCTTTGTCGAATCCCCACACATCAGCCGGTGCTCTCCGAGGAGATACACCTCGCTCCGCTTGCTCACCGCCTTCTTCGGCGCTTCCGGCACGGCATCCGGGTCCGTCTCCCCCTCTTTCACGTTCCCGGCCAGGAGCACCGCCAGGTCCTCCTCGAGGAACCCCGCATCTCCGGGCAACGACTCGTCCTCGGCCCGCAAAGCCTCCAGCAGGTCCGCCAGCGCCTGGTCGTCCCATGTGGCGAGTTCGGCGAGCCGGTTGTCAGCGATCCCGTAGGCCATTCGCTCCGCCCCCTCCAGCCCCGTCCGCACGACGTCCAGGTGCGTCCAGCCCAGCCGCCGGGCCGCGTCCAGCGTGGCGTTCCCGGCGACGATGATGCCATGGGCGTCCACGACGATGGGCTTCTGCTGCCCGAACCGCTTCAGGCTGGCGACCAGAGCCGCAAGATTCCGCTCGTCGTGCAGCCGGACGTTCGCGGGATCGAGCAACAGATCTTCAACCCGCACCCGCTCGACCACCAGCCCGCCCGCCGCCTTCACCAGAGCCCCGGAACCCTTTTTCGTATCCCCCACAGAACCCTTTTTGTGGGGAGCCCGGGGCAATTTCCGCGGCGGTTTGCGTTTTCCCACTTGTCGGTCCTCCTCGCGTTTTTCCCACGAAAGAAAGAATAGCCAGGTCTAGGATTGTTCCCCGCGCCCACCGGAAAACGCAGGACAAAAAAAGGACCCGTCACCGATTTTTCAGCCGCACGTTCTTGCACCCTATCCATCCCTAAAAACCCGCCAAAGCGCCGCCGAGACGCCAACGAGCGGCAGGCCGTACACGAGCACCATCCCCAGGCCGATCATCGGCGGCAAGGTCCAACGAAGCCAAGCGTCGCCGTTTCCACCGACGACCATCACGATCAGCCCTCCTCCCAAGGCCACAGCCTGAGCGGCGCAGAACGCCAAGCCGAGCAGTCCGCCGATGCGCTCCATCTATCCACCCATCCCGGCGCGCCGGGACAATCCGCGGGCTTTCCCCTTCATCTCCTCCGGCATCTCGTCCCACCGCCGGCCGTCGAGAAGTGGCATCTTGACAACACAGCCGCCCCATCCCTCGCCTTGCTTGAGGAAGAACGGTACGCCGCCGGCAACGCATTCATCTTTCAGGGCCTTCACCCAGAGCCACCAGTTTACCGAGTCGATGCGCCGCTTCGGCCCCGACTCACAGCCGCAGATAACCCCCTCGAGGGGTTCGGGTACTTTCAGCGCATCGCCCAAATATACGGAACCCAACATCGGCTCGACGCTTACGAACGTGTGCCAGCCCTGGGCGGACGGTTCCCGGAGATAGGGCAGGCGCTCGTCGGCCGTGGGCTGGTCCTCGACCGAGACGCCAAGCCAGACATTCGGCAGGGGCCAGGGCAGGGGGTCAACCCCGCGGAACGTGCCAACCCATTCCATTGTCCCACAGGCGACAGTCAACGCCGCACGGCCCCATCGCCCCCACAGCGCCTGATGCCCGGCACGGACATACGCCTCGGCCCGCTCCGGCCGCTTCGTCAGCACCAGGAACGTATGCTGCGGGCAAAGCGCCATGACGGCGAACGCGCGGTCGACGAACTCATCCGGCACGTCCGGGTGAAAGAGGTCGTTCCAGATCGCCCAAGTCGTGGGCTTGCGCACCCGCAGAGGCTTCTCGAGATCCGCTTCCATGAGGCGGATCGTTCCATTGAAGCGCGGGCCCTCGCTCGTATTTTTCGTGAGGCCCGCGTACCGCGCTTTTATCTTGCAGTTCGACTGGCCTGCGCGTGTCCGCGTCTGGCCGGCCGACCAGCAGTGCCGGCAGCCGGCGGAGACGGGCGTGCAACCCTCCACCAGCGACCAAGCCCGGTCCCAATAAAGCCCCCTGGCGATTCGTTTACTACTCTGCGAAGCGGCGCTTCGCTGCGAAGCACGAGCAGGTTGTGTCATTTTTTTGCCTCCCTCGTTCGGCGCATGAGGCCAACAACGTCTTGATCCCCGATCTCCGTTGCCCCCAGGCGGACGGCCGTCTCCCGTTTGCCGGCGGTGAGGTCGTAGTGCGGCAGCACCGATCGCGCCTGAAACCACGACCTTTCTAGGCCGAGTCGCCGGGCGAATTCATGCAACTCCGCCCCGCTATCGGCGAGTAAATGACACGACTCTCCCCACCGCCAGACGCGGCTCGGCGCACAGGGCTTGAGGATGTCAACATATACGCTCATCCGTCCGCCTCTCCGTCAGCCAGCGCCTTGCTCGCGGCGAGGGCTTGGCCCACAGCCTCACGAGAGCCGTAAATGGCCCAATCGCCCTCACCAGTTAGGTCCGGGCCGCGGTATCCCGGCCGGCAGGTTTCGCACGGCGCATCGCACGGGATTAGATCATCGAGAAGGCAACCACAGTCCGCACCATCGGAAACAAGGCCGTCGTAGCCGTGGTCGGTAAGCCACAAGATGAGAATGTCCTGCACCGTAAGTCCTTTGCTCGCCATCGCCCTTCCCCTTTCAATCCCGGTTCGGTTAGTTTCGGCTCGGCCTGCGCAACTTCGCCAAAGCCGCTTCGCGTTTTTGACAGCGTCGGTTCAGCCGGCGGTTCGTCTCCCGCGACCGCTTAGCCTCGGCCTCCAGGTCGCCGATGCGATTCAATAGCCGCCCCAGCGTGACCATCAACAGGCCAAGCGTGTGCCCCTTGTTTTCGAGGCCAACCCACTCAGCCGGCCGCCCACAGCCTTTCTCGAAGTTCACAAGTAGCGTGGCCCGGAGTTCGTCCACGACCCTCTTCTCCCTCGCTTCAGCAATGGCCTGAGACACGGCCTCTGCAACATCAGCATACTTTTGCAGCCGCCCGACCTCGGCCTTCGCATCGGCGAGTTGACGGCGCAGTTCGCTTTCCTTCCGGGCCGACCGTTGGCAATCGTAGCATTTGCCGGCGTCCTGCTCGGCATCGGTCAGGCCACTCGCCCCGCATCCCGGACACTTGTCTCGCTCAGACATCGCCCGCTTCCTCCATTCTTTGCCAGTTCCCCCGCGTGCGCAGATGAGCGAGAATGGCGGCTCTCGTTCCAGGCCAGAGATTGTTGAGGCCGAGCATGTAGTCCAGATACTTGGTCGGAATGTCCGATAGAAGTTTTCCCTGATACTTTCCGAACGGCATGATGAAGTCGCCGGTGCTCATCGCCCGCCTTCCTCGCCCTCGCCAACAAAGTCCTCATAGGACCATTCCTGTTTCGACAGATCCACGCGCCCGTGCTGGCGGCACGTGCCCTCTACGCGCTCAAGCCCGCGGCTCTCGCTCGTTGTGCCGACAACATCACCGCAGAAGCGCCCGCACTTCGGACAATGACCCCTGTCGCCCCACCGTCCATCGGTCAGACTCATGGTCCGCATCCTCCACCCGGAAACAGATTTCCTCGAGGGACGATCACGCGAATCCCGTCGTCGAATCGGACTTGGGCGTTAATCGGGCCGGGCCCGTCGCCGACCGTCTCGACCGTCGCCTCCCGGCCGTGGTGCGGAAAGAATCGCCGGGCGAGCCGGTTGTAACGGACCACCACGCGCTGGCCTGGTTTCGGTCGCCAGATCATTTCATCTCGGTCGTTACGAGTGCCCGAACCGGAGATCCGTCCTCGACGGTGTCGGCACTGAGACGGACCGGCTTCTTGTCTGAGTAGATGGTCATCATCACATGATCCCCGTCGCTGTCTGCACCGCCCGCCGCGGCGAGCAGAACCGACAGCGCCTTGATGAGGTCACTCGTGCAAAACCGCACCGTGATTGCGGGCTCGTCTTTCGGCCAAATGTCCTCCGTTTTGGGGAAGTTACCCTTGGCGGCTCTTGTCTGGACTTCGGTCACGCGCTTATGGGTGTCGGTGACTTTGAGAATGACGGTTCCCGCCTTCTTGTTTTCCCGCACCTCAACGATGGCATCCCGGCCGCTCCCTGGGTCTTCGCTCCTGTCTGCGGCAAGAATTTGCAGGCCTCGTCGACAGGCCTCCGCCGGAATCAAGATCTCCGCGGGCTCCCCCTCCTCGAAGGTCTTGTCGTCGTTCATTTTCACCTCGACGAGCACCCGACCGTCACACGCGACGGCCTCAACAACGCCGGGCCCCTTCTTCCGCAAGCGAACGCCAGCCAGTGTGTACCTCCTGTCCTCTTTCCCTGCCGCCCTTGCAATTTCCAATACTCGTGCGTCCATGTCTTGACCCTTTCCGGTTAGTGTTCCACCAACCCCACTTGCCGCATGTGCGCCTTCGTCGCCGCCGGCCGCGACCAGCGGCGCATCACCGGCGCCCATTCGTCCGGCCACCGCCGCTTGCGCTTCTCGCCATGCGTGCGATACATCTGGACGAAGGGCATGGCGCCCGCCGCCCACACTTCGCGGCATCGCCCTTCAACATCGTCCGGCGTTTCCTGCGGATCGAAGCGCGCTAGGACGTAGCACCTAAGTTTCGCGCGGCCGAGTCCCGCCAAGAGCCCAATCGCCCGACGAAGCGGCCCGATCGCTTCCGGCGTGTCGCAGGCCAACCAGACCGCCTTGAGGCGAAGGCCCCGGATCCGCTCGACATCCCAAGCCGTCAGCCGTCCCGCCTCGAGGCCTCCCTGGAACCGGACCTGCGCCTGGTCTCGGAGCATTTCGTAGACCTTGCGCCGGTGGCCCCGCGGGCACGCGAGAAAGTTGTTGTCCTGAACGACGTTCCCCGACGCCACATCCGATAGCGTCCAGAGCGGCCCCTCCCAGTCCGGCACAAGACACCAGGGACATCGGTTCGGACAACCGCGCGAGGTGTAGGTGATGCCGGGACAGACGTAGCGCCCCGGCACGAAGGAATCACAGGGCGACCACACCGCCGGTCCGCCGACGAGGACAGACCTGCCCGGATAGGCCATCTCCCATGCTTCCGCAAGCCCAGCGGCTCGCCTGACGTCCCACGTAAACGTCACCGAGACGTGAATCTCATCAAAGTCGGTAGGCTCCGGCAGCCATAGCCCCGGCTCACCGACCGCGACCAGGGGGCCGGTCGGAGTGTGGCTCGTCCGTCGCGGAAACACGCGCAGGATCCTCGTCACGGCCTGCCCCCCTCAAGGGAAAACAGCGTCGGATGATCGGGCCGGAACGTCCAGCCCGCCAGATCCTTGGGCTGGCGGATTTCTATCTTTTCCGGCTCCGGCGCTCTTGGCGGGTCCGGGTCGGGCAGGCCGGCGCGAAGCGCGGCGATCCGCCGCTCCAGTGTGCGGGACCCGGCGGCCCGCCGGTCAAACTTCCAACCTTCCCGTTCCCGCTCCAAATCCGCCAGCGTCGGCCGACGCGGCGGTTCGACCACCGACTCAAGGATGAGCAGTCCCGCGCGCTCGTCCGGATATCGCACGCGCCATCGCCGCCCGTCGCTTTCCCGGCGGACGTCCGTCAGACCTTCGATCCGGATCTGTCGGATCCGCTCGCGAAAGTCGGCCCCCCCCTTCGCCTCGAGGGCCGCCCGGATGTCGTCGGCCAACTTCCAGGGCGGGGCGGCGATGGGCCCGGTGGCCGCCAAGTACATTTCCAGAGCCGCCCGGTTATACCGATCGTGCCTCAGGTCATCCTCCACCGCCGCCCTGACCCGCCCGATGCCCCATTGCCGGCCTGCGCCCTCCGCCATTTTCGCCGCCAGAATCGCCACGCTCGCCGACAGCCCTTGCGGGCCGGGCGCCGTTTTTTCCGTTCCCGAATTCGTCAAGGGGAGAGGGGAAGGCCGTTTCTTTCTCTTCTTTGTCTGAATTGTCTGCTTAAAGGTTAAGGGACCGGCCAAATTGTCCGGTTGAGGCGGCCATTTTGGCCGCTTTTTTTCTCCCTTCAAGGCGGCCATTTTGGCCGCTTTTTTGAGCCGCCCTAAGATCCGCCGGACGGTTCGTTCGCCCAGCCCCGTCGCCTCGGCCAAGGCCCGCTGCGTCGGCCGCCGCCCTGAAAACGCCCGGAGATCCTCCAGCACGATCGCCACCAGTTTTTCGGCCGGCGTGAGATCCTGCCGGGCCAGGAGCGCCAGGGGCGCCTTGGCAAAGGAAGCCGAAGGGGGAGACCCCCTTTGTGACCCCCCAACGTCGGACTTGGGGGCCGGAGCCTTCTGTCGCGACTTCTTTGTGCGGTTCTTGGTCACGAGGCCCCCTGCTGAGCGAATAGCGGCGCGTCGTCGGCCGCCGCGAAACTCGGTCCGTTGATAAGGAGTAGTTCCGGAGCGTTGCTTGGGCCCCGACTCCCTCGGCCAGCGGCAAGGCCCAGCCTTTTCGGGCAGGCTAGGCTCCGCCGCGTCCATCCGGCGTAAAGTTTCTCAAGCCGCGGGTGCTCATAGTAGGAGACGACTACCCGCGTCTTGCGGAAGCGCCCGAGAGCCTCTGCCAGCCGCTCGTGGGCCGCATCATCGAAGTCGTGGACGTAGAGGAACCCCTTCGAGAAGTAGGGCGGATCCGCATAGATGACCGTGCCCTGCTCGTCGGCGATCCGATCCAAGTAATCGAAGGCGTCCATGCGATAGATCGCCACGCGCCTCAGGCGACGTCGCCAAGCCGGGATGCAGGCGACCGCGTTCGAGAATCGGACTGCCGGATTCCCGCCCCCGTAGGTGAACCGGGCGCAAAAGTTTCGGTTGTAGGCGGGCGTGCCCGCGACGCCGTTGCGTCCCATCCACGAGACCACCCAGTAGTGGTAGGCCCGTCTAGCATCCGGTTTGTCCGCGATGGTGCACGGTGCCACCATCCGCATCCAGTCGGCCGACTTCTCAAACAACTCCTCCGCGAAGAAGGTCCGCCGGAGTCGTCGGTAGAGTTTCGGACCCCGACGTTCGTCCTGGAGCACCCTGGCGAGGTTGATGAGATCGCCATGCAGGTCATTCACGGCCTCCATGTGGACGGGCGGCTTGGCGAGGAGCACTGCCATCGAACCGCAGAACGGCTCGTGGTAGCAAAGATGACGGCCGAGTTCCTGAACGATGAGTGGCGCGAGGGTCCGCTTCGCCCCGGCCCAGGGAACGATGCCGCCGAGTTTTGCCGGTTTGCTCGCCATCTCACTCCCTAAACGTTCACGCCTTGCGCCCTCGAAGCCTGGCGCGAACGAGCGCGCCCCGGCCCTTTTTCGCCTTCGGCTTCGCGGCCTTTTTCGTTTCGGGCTTCGCGGCCTTCGGCTTCGCTGGCTCCGGCTTCGCCGCTTTCGGCTTCGGCAGGAAGTCCTCGAGTTTCGGTTCAGCGGGCAGGTCCACATTCAGGAGCCCGCCCAAGTGGCGGGTCGCCCAAAAGCCCCAACTACCACCACCGCCATCAAAGATCCGCTCGGCGTTCACGTCAGCGAGCAAGGCCGTCAAGTCCGCCGCCTGGCCCGACGCGACGTGCTTCAGGAGCGGCCGCACCTTCGCCAAGGCCTCTTTCTTCGGTGGGCCCCACGAGATGTGCCGGCACCAGGTCGTCGTCTCGATTGCCGTAAAGAGACAAGCGACTCCGAAGGGCTTGGCCGTGAGGGCCTTCGCGATCAACTGCTTGCACGTCCTCGTCCACTTATCCTCGGCCGCGTAAAGTTTTCCCTCTGGTTGCTTGTCCCACGGGACTGACACTTTTTCCCGGCTGTCCTGGCCGCCCTTCTGTTTTGATTTTGTTCCCCGCGCCCGCTCGAGTTCCCGCGCCACCTTCGCCGGCTTCAGACAATCCGGCGACCGATCGCGGACGCCCGCGACCGTCGCCCTGACGCCCTTCTCCTTCGCCAACTTCTTCGCCGTCACGGCAAGCGCCTCCTCGGCCGCGACCATCTTTCGCCGGTAGCATGTCGCGTTGAGACACCGGGCCTCGGGCGCCGGGTCCGTCGTGTCCGCCGGGTCCAGTCCAAAGAGGAGACTGTTCGCCGAGTTGTCGGGGCAAGGGCCGCAAGCCGGGCGTCCAGCAAACGCAACGTCCGCCTTCCAGGGCACGCCGCGAAGCGTGTCGAGCATCTCGGCGACCGCCGCTCGGACGATCCTCACACTATCCACGTGGACGTCGCTGTTGGCCGGATCTTCCTTCGCGACGCTGCGGGGATCCCTATGGTATTCTCTGATCGCCCCGCCGGCGACGTCGGACTGTATGCTCGCCGAGGCCAGTTTCGCGATCTCCCGCGCCTGCGCGAGCGGCAGCCGGCCGGCTGCCACGAGGGCGCGGACCCCCGGACACAAACGGAGAAGGGCCCCGCGCTGGCGCACCCACGGCACGCTACGGCCGAGCATCGCGGCCGCTTTCTCGAGGGCCGCGGAGTCGCCGGCCCCGCGCTCGAGGTCTTTCGGCTTGACGCCAAGGTGTTCGGCCAACCGCGCCACGGCCAGCGCCTCCTCGACCGGGGTGAGATCCCGGCGGTCGAGATTCTCGATGGCCGAGACGGCCGTTCGGACCTCGGCACTCGCGGCAGGAAACACCCGCGCCGGAATCCGCAGCCAGCCGAGCCGCTTGACGGCCGCCAGGCGCCGCTGTCCGGCCGCGAGAATGTAAGAGGCCACGTGTTCCCGCACGTCGCGCCTGAACACGACGACGGGTTGCAGGAGCCCTTGCCGGCGGATCGACTCGGCCAGGGCCTTGATGTCGCCGACGTCCTCCCGGTGGTTTCCGTCGGGCTTGATCGCCGCAACGGAAACCTCCTCGAGGAGAAACGATTCCGTCGTCACCCTCGGTTTCTGCACCTTCACCTTCTTTCTTTTCGCCATGACTGCCCCTTTCCTTTTATGGGCGGCTGCCCGCCGCCGCGTTCGCGAACAACTGCCCCTGTGTCCCGTCAACTGCCGGGTGCGGCTCGGCCCGCCAGAGTCCGATCGCCGATTTCATCGCCATATTGACTTGCCTTAGTTTCTCGAAGCGTGAGGCGTGAAACCCGATCGCCGCCGCGAACTCCTCGCGCGTCGCGGGCCAGAAATAACCGGCCGTGCCACTCCCGACGAAGAAGTGGCAGCAACGAAGGTCGCCGACGAGATAGAAAAGGCGCCGCAGCGTTGTCGGGAACCCCCGCTCGGCCATCATCCGCCGAATGACCCGTTCGGGCCTGGCCGCATCGGCGCCGAAGCATGTGCCTTTCAAAAGAGCCACCAGCGCCCGGTGGGCTGGCTCCAACTGATTCGGATCCGTGATGGGCTTGCGAGTTGGATGGGCCCTTGTCATTTCCGACCTAGAGTTCCTCGACTGTGATACCGTAAAGCGCCTCCACCTGGCGCTTCTTGAGGCGATAGACTTTCGTCTGAGTCCCCTTGCCGCCCTTGACGTCCTCGACCGTTATCCGACCGTCGTGCCAGTGGACGATGAAGTCGCACACATACTCGACGCCGCCGGGCAGGACGAAGCGGCACTGGCGGGCGAACCATTTCACCACGCCCGCCCGCATCAGCACCCGCAACGTCGTGTATCGTGCGGCCTCTTTCTTGCTGTCGAATCGGACGCCATCCACATAGGTCGGCTCGTTGCCGTACTTCCGGCGTCCGGCCGGCTTTCGCCGCGGCCCCAACTGCGCCTCTACGGCGTCCCTCGCGCCGGCCGGCAACCTGCCGAGAATTTCTTTCGCCTCGAAACTCACCTTGCTTCCGCCTTTTCGATTACCTTTTCCACCGCCTCAAGGCCCGCCCCCGTCGTCGTCGTCTGGCATACCACGCCAGGCGGCGTCAAGGTCGGGCGCCAGCCTAATCCGCCTCTCCCCCCGCTCCTCCGCCGCCTTAAGAAACGCCTCCAACTCGTCGATCGCCGTCACGGCAAGGCGCGCCTGTGCCTGCGCCTCGCGGGTCCGGAGTCGCAACATGGCGAGTTTGGCCCTGTTCAGATAGTGCATCGCCACCTTTTCGAGCCGGGCAAGTTCAGCCCCCCGTGCAATCGCTTCATCCGACGCGCGTGGCATCTTGTCCTCCCTTCCTTCGCGCCATCGGGCACGGCACAATCGGTATCCGGCGGACGCCGAGTTTTGACTTGTCGGGAGCGAGACCGACAAGCAAGAGTCGCCGCACCCGTGCGGTCCGGCGTCGCAAAATCGCGAGCATCTCGACGCCCGCCGAATGGTTTTTGCGCGTGCCTTCGCGTTCATGGGCCTCGATCAGCCGCCCGATTTCCGCCAACCGTTCGGCCGTCCAGTCTCCTTCGGCCGAGCCGGGCCGGGGAAAGGTATGCGGGTTTCGCTCTCCGTTTGTCGGTGTCACGCCTCAGCCTTTCGCGCCGACCGCTTCGGGTTCTTCTGCCGCAAAACCGAACATGCCCTGGGCACGCCGGCCATCAACGTAGGCGAGGGCCTGGCGGATCACCTCCTCGAGGACTTCGGCGCACTCGCCCGACAGACAGAATTCTTCGCTGTCGTCGCCCTGGCCGGAATACGGCCGCTCGGGTTTGTGCGGCGTATTGATGACCAACGGACCGTGACTTGCGCCCAGAGGTTTCATTGCCGTGATCGTCGCGCCCAGCACCGGGTCGCCGTTGGCGTCCTCGGCGTAGGAAAGCGAGACGCCGCAGATGTCCAGATTTTGGCTCCAGGCCTTCGACAGTTCACAGATCTCGGCGACGTGCGGCCGCAGATCATCGAGCGCTTTGCGGAACTCCGGGTGCGGCGCATCGCCGCACCTCACCGTCACTTGGTCCGGATCATCGCCGGTCCGCTCCAACTCGTAGGCGACCTCAATCTTGCCCTTCCTGTCCTTCACCTTGACGACTCGTCGCTCCGCCATTTCATTTTTCCTTTCCAAGTTTTGCCTTGTCCCACGCACCCGGACACGCCGTCGCCGCAAGTTCCTTGTGAAAATAGACCGCCTCCGGCCCAAAGCCCCACGTCTCGAACGCCCAGGCCAGGAGCCGCCGGACGGAGGCAAGCGCCGCTTCGGGCGGGGTGTGGTCCGAGTAGTTCCCGATCAATGCGATCCCGAGGTTCCCCTCGTTCTCGTGAAGGACGTGCGCCCCTTGGTGCGAGAGCGGCCGGCCGAAATAGACCCCGCCGTCCTCGGCGACCAGAAGATGGTAGCCGATGCCGTCCCATTTGCGCGAGCGGTGGTCGGCGTCGATGGAGCGGACGCGGGTGGCCGGATTCTCCGGCGGCGTCCCGGTGTGATGAATCGTCGCGCGCCAGAACGGGGCAGGGGGGGGCACGAAAATGGTAGCGGGGGCCGGAGTCGAACCGGCGGCTTCCGGGGAATGAACCCGGTGTGTTACCCTTACACCACCCCGCAACATTTCGTGTTCGGACCCCTCCGCCTCGCGCTCACAGCCAGAAACAAAAGCAAAGACCACCGCAGCAACGAGAGCGAGTAATGCCAGGATCAAGACCAGCCACGGCGGACGCCCGGAGCGGATCCAAAGGCAGGTGAGCGGTCCGATTGGCACTCGGTCTTTCATGGCTTCTCCTTTGGGAGTGGAACGGGGAGGCCCATGCAGTCGTCGCACTCGGCGGCGACCCGCGCAAGGTCCGGGTAGTCGGCGAGAACTGAGGCAGGGTAATCTTCCCGTGGTGCGGCAAGCCGCACTTTGACTGGGTATGTCGATTCCCCGCGAACGATCCCACCGGCTATGCGATGCGTTCCATCGTAAATGCGAAGCGTACCGTCAGGCAGAAGGCTTGCAGACGCCGGGGTGCGCGGGGCATGTTCAGGCACTCGGCCCGATATAACCACTTCGCCCCTCAGTCGCTTGGCAACATCGGGATCAGATTGCAATACGGAAATTGGCACATCCACAAGAACCTCGTCCTGTGCCAGCGCTACTTCCACGTTTGCGCAGGAGCGACGCGCGCTACAGTTAATCCGCCCCTGGGGCCGTGGCCCCGGTTTGCTATCGTTTGTCGTGTGCATAAGCCAAAGAGCCTTCACATGAGGCTGCAAACGGCCTTATTCGCGTGGGCTTTTCGGCCCGCTTGCGTCCGGACCGGTTTTGAGTCTTTCGCCGCCGCTTCAACCGGCAGGTCCGACAGCATCTTTCGCCCCGGCCGAGCGGCACGTCCTCACAGTCCGGACAGGTTCGGATGGGTTCCTTCTCATCCTTCGCCCCCGCCGCTCCATCCACCAGACACCACGGGCACAGGACTTCGAGGGCCTCGGCGCCGACCTTGACCACCCGCCCGCAGCGTCCACACCAGAGTTGCTTACGGCTGCTCGTTCCGGTCATGGGTCCTTCCCACCCGAGAAAAACAGGGCCCCTGCCGTTGCTCTCGGGGGGTGTTGAGAGCAGAGACGCGCCGGTTCGCACGGGGACAAACCGACTCGTGCTTCGCAGCGAAGCGCTGCTTCGCAGAGTAGTACGCGACTCCCGGCAGGAGCCCGTTGCCAGAACCTCCCGCCCCGGACCGTCCGGGGCAAGGGAAGGAGAACCACATCGGGAAAGGGGGCAAGGTCCGATAATCCGTTGGGACCCCCCAGCGCAACATAATATGTATTATCGGACGATAGGCATCGGGCCTCAAGAGTCGGCTGTTCAGAGGATACCGCAGAGTGGCCGGCCGGTCTTGGGCGGGAACGCACACGAGGAAGAAGGTTGGGCCGCTGGAGGCAAGCGTGTTTTCTTATCGAGCGGTCCGGGGCGTCCTAGCCAAGGCGCAGGAGCGTCTTTTCGCAGGGGCGTCGCTGTGGGAGCGTGGCGGACGGCACCGCGCGAAAAGGTTCTTGCGTCCCGGCGACACGAGCGGTATAGTGCTTGCGCTTACGGTCGGAAAATCGCATACGGAGCACAGAGAACGCGGGAGGAGGTGAAACCAAAAGCATGCTGAAGATACGAGCGAGAGGCAATGAGAGCATCGGACAGATGTTCAAACGCTTCAAAAAACTCTGTGAGAAGGAAGGCCTCACAAAGGAAATCAAGCGCAACAGTTACTACGAGAAGCCGAGCGAGCGGCGCCGTCGCCAGGAACGCAAGGCGGTGCGCCAGGCGCTTCGGAAGCAGCGGGCCGAACC